ATTCTTGATGGAAAACCATCATCATACCAACCAAATTCTTGTGGTATTGAACAACCTAATAAATGAAATTTAACATCTTTTAAGTGATCTAATTTTAATAAACCTTGTACAAATCGTACTCTACCTAATGCCTTTCCCATATCTGAGTTAGTATGTGGGAAAAAATCATTATACCAAGTAGCACCATAAGATACGCATAATTTATCATAACCTAATCCTCTTAATAAACCAGCACACAGATAAGCATCATTTTTATCCTTACCTTGAATTACTGCTATTTTTTTAGTTTTTTCTGGGAAATCAAATTGTAACCAATATTTAGCTTGTGCTGCTGTTTGATGACAATCCATCCAAACATCAGGTACCATAAATTCTTCTGGTTCTAATTCGTTAACCCAATATTTTAATCTGTCAAAATTGTATGCTTCTCCTAATTCATGAAGTGAATTATCCATAATAATATAACGCCCTTCATCTTTAGCCTTATAAAAATATTGTTTATATTCTTCATCTATATCTAGTAAATGAGGGAGGCAATATGAATAATCATTAAATGCGTCTGACATATTTAATAAACACCTTGGTACTTCGTGTGATACTTTCATAATTTATTATTTTTTATATTTCCAAATATATGAAGAAGATGTTGCTCCTCCACCCTTTTTTAATGCATTATTTATAGCTGTAGGATTCCCATTTACTGAAATAGCAGCTTGTTCTATGCTGGGATGTTCAGCGATAAGATTATTATTTTTATCATATTGTAATACAATTTTGGCATTTTTAGGGTTTGGGATTCCTTTTTTGCCTTTACTTATATTTAATCTATGTTCTTCACTTATCTTTTTACCTTTTCTATGTGAAATCATCCTTTTACCTTTGTTTTTTTTACCTGCTATGCTAATTAGTTTCCTAGCCTTTTTACTATGATTTATAACCCCACCACCACCAAAATTACCATTTAATCCATTTTTATATGAATCATATTTTTGAATATATTGTTCTTCTAATTCTATATTAGTATCTATTATTTCAAATGTATGATTTTCAAACCCAAATTCATCAAAAGAACCATGTAATTTTGGTTGAGATGGAAGAGTTTTATATTTTGAATGTCTATTCCATCTAATATCAATATTTTTACTTTTCCCAATATAAACCTTCCCTTCGGGGTTTGTTATTTTATAAATTCCACTTCGCATAATGTTGTTTTATTATACATATGTGGGAGACAATAAAAAATGTGGGAGACAATAAATCATTTATATAACTTTTTTAGGTCGTCCTCTACGCTTCAGTGGATATGGTATATGGACTATTTTATATTTTTCTTCTATAATATAATAAAGATCTATCAGGGAGCCACTACATTCTAACATTTCTTCTTCTACCTGTTCTTTATTACATCTAAAATATTTTGTAAATTCAACTGATAAAGAACGTAATCTTTCAGCTTCATCCTTCTCAAAATCTTCAATCAAACGTTTTCTTCGTGCTCTAATGACTGATGTTTTTTCAAGATACATTTGGTAGTCTGTTTTACATTCTTCTAGTATATCATTTAATTGATATTCAACAAGATATTGTTGTGCCCTATAACATGAATAATCAAAATCACCATTCAATATGCGTTCACGGAGAGGTTTTCGATTATCAAGTGGTTTATTTTTAGGTTGATAACTCCTCCACCACCTAAATTGGTTGTAATTTATTTTTTGATATTGAGATAATTGCTTATCTACTTCTTTTCTTGACATGGGTATATCAAACATAAACTTTATTTTAAAACTATTAACAAGGGCAAACTATCCATAAAGCAAAGTATAATGTATAAAATACTGCTGCAATAAACAAAAAACCTGATACTGTATCTATTTCTGATTTGTGCTTTCTAATAAATTTTTTCATAACCTTTATTTGTTTTAATTAATATACCTTAATATACGACTCCTTATTAGGGGAGCCTAATTTTTATGCTGCTGTTTTTTCAAAATATTTAGCAACCCAACCATACTTTTCAATACTATCTTCATAAAAATCATCATCACCATACATGAAGTAAGCATCAGCTTGATCTAACCATCTTAATGCTGTTTCTTTATCATCAGCACCTACAGACATTACATCATTAATAGCTTTATTTTCCCAAGCTCTTTCTTCAGCTGCTTGCTTTTCAGAAATCTCAATAAGATCATTAACGAAATCCTCTAATTCCTGGTTAGACCATTCATTAAATTTATACCCTCTAGGTCTAAACCCATTAACATCTTTGAATAGGTCTGAAACCCACACCATCACATCATTTCTATCTTCCTGATTTTTAATTGAAATTTTACTCATAACCTTGATTTTAATGTTGTGCTTAATCGCTCAACATGGTAAATATACGAACTCTCTCCCGGGTAGCCAAGCCTCTGGTGTATTATTTTTTGATTAATAAGTTTTAGTTAAATCATCTTGATTATCTATTAATTTTTTTAGAGTCTTTAATTCCTTTTCCATTTCACTATTAGGTTTTAAATCCCCACCCTTTGTATTTTTTATTTGTTTTATTCTATTTAAAGCAAATTCATATTCCTTTTGGTCTATTTTTCCATCTTTATTTAAATCATATTTAGAATAGTGTTCACCATTATTTCCATTCTGACCTATAATTTCCATTCTTCGTTCTGCTGCTTCCCAATCTTTAATTTTTTCAAGATTATCAAGGTTATCCATAAACTCTTTATTAGTCTTTAACTCTTCAGCGTCTTTAACTTCAAATTCTATAGAGGCTTTAGTTAAAGCTTCATTAGGTAAAGGATAATCTTCTTCATCTAATTCTACTTCTTCTAAACCATCGTTAATAGTATTATCCCATAATCCCATTTCTTGGTCATTATCAATTATGGTTTGTAGATGTTCTTCTATATCATCACTATCATCATCTTCACCATATAGATTTTCTCTATACTGCTTTTTTGGGTAAGCTTTATCAAATGCAAAATTAGCTGCAATTACTAATGAAATAGCTAATGGATCAAAAACAAATATTATAACAAGTAATAACCAATTTATAATTTTATCCATAGGATAACCCGTCAAACTCGATATATACTGCAGTGGTCCCAATTCTCCAGCTACTTCGTTATTATTATTTAAACCCAATACTTGTAATTGGAATTTTTGAAGGCTATCTGATGCTATTGATCTTTTTGATTGTGCCAATTTACGATTCTCCTCCTCAATATTAATACGATTCTGCGCCATTCTAAGCTCAGTTGTAGAGATTGTCTGTCTAAATCCCCCAGATACCGAGGTGTCTCGTACTTGGATGGTCGAAGCTTTTGCATTAGATAAAGTACTAATATTATTAGATATTCTTTCAATTTCTGTATCATATCGTGTTACATCATTTTTATAAAAGTCTATTTTTTGTTGAATAAAACTCTTTTGATTTTCAATAATTGATAGCTTAGAATATGTTTCTTGGTAAGCTGCACTTAAAAACCCATAGATACCCATACTAGTAATTAATACTAATATAATAGTGGCAATAGATAAATAAGTTCGTAGTGTTTTATTAATTGTATCCCAATATTGATATAAAAGTGAAGCAGTTACTAATTTAGCAAATTCTAATGAACCCGCCATTATAATAACTTCTAAAGAGGCGCCTGCAAATAGTTTACTTAGACCACTAACAGAATAGAAGGCGGCAGAAGCAGAAACGGATAAGGCAGAGAACCCAATTAGGAAGGGAAACATTCCTTGTTTTAGTTTTTTTATCATAACAATAATATAAAAAAAAGGTAACGGTGAAGCAAGTTACTCCCTAAGACCTTTATGTTTATCTATACGATCTAAAATGTTATTTAAAATATCAGCTCTAATAAATCCAGACATTGATGCATTTTTTATAGCACTTATTAGTTGAAAGATTACTAAAGGCATAAGCATTGTTTCACTTAACCACCCAGCTCCTGGGATGCTTTTTTCAATGGCTAGTATTAAGGTTAACATAATAATCCAAAATAGTAGAGTTTTTAAAATTTTAATCGCCTTATAGGTTTTAAAACCCTCTCTTTTAATTCCGGCAATTATGCCAAAAAAACCGTCGGTAAATACCAAAGTAGTAATAACTAAATATTGTTCTGCGTTTTGCATTGTGAGTTCCATAAAATAAGAACATATAAATCCTAATGACATACTTGTTATTGCTATATATAAGGTTGATGTTGATTTCATTTTAAATTACGTCTTTTGATTCAATTAAGGTGTATGTAAAAGAATTACCATACAAATCTTTAGCTTTATAAGCTAAATCCATTAATTGATTAAAATCTGATTCTTTGGAAAATACCTGACAACCTGCGGACCATTTATCTATTTGAGTTGATCCATTTATTCTAGAACCTGCTTTGTGAATATTAATACCATAAATACCTTCTTTAATGTTTTCTTCTAGCATATCATATTTACCATCTTTATTATTGTCTCTATAAACTTTAACTGGTTTTTTCTGACATAAAGCTTCATATTTACCTTGATGTTTTCTAATTTCGTGAGATCCTCTATACTGGTTAGGAACTAGAATAGCTACACCATCTACATTAAGTAAGTTTTTTTCCCAATGTTGTCCTGGGTCTGTTGTAGCATCAAACTCATGATATTTCATTTCACTATTTATTGAATAAGAAACTGTTAATTTATCATCAAATTTGTTTGTTACAACCTCATTAGTATCTGAATTTCGTATTCCTATTATATTTAGGTTGTAGTCACCACCTTCGAACCATTTATGTCCTTTAGATTCTACAGCTTTTTGAATTTGTTCTCTTGTATATGACATTATTCGCTATCTTTTTTTCCAAAAATTTTACCTGCCTCAGCAATTCCAAAACTACCTAAGGTAATAAATAAAAAGGAATCATATATAAACTCTTGTATTACTAGGTCTTTACCAAAAAATCCAGTAATTATATCAGCTACTGCAAATATTACCATTATTGTAAAGGATGCAAACCCAACTACTGATTTTTCGTTAATGTCATTTTCATCTTTGAAGATATCTTTAAAAGCCATCCACCTTTTTTTTAAGTAATTCAACATAAAATAACTATATTAATTGATAACTTTATTTACTTATAAATATAAAAAAAGGGAGTACTAACGCACTCCCTCTTAATTTATTTGTTATTGCTTTTTTTCTTTTAGGTCTTCGATTGTTAATATAAAAATATATATTATCCATCGCAAGAAAGACACTCACTCATCCTTGAACCTAAGTCACCTTTAATTACGGAATCTGTTCTTAAATAATATAAGGTTTTAATTCCTAATTTCCAGCTTTCTAAATGGACTTGATTTATCCATTTTGGGGAATCGTTTACGTCAAAAGATAAATTTAATGATTGTGTTTGATCAATATATCTTTGTCTAATTGCTGCTTGTCTAACTAATTCTAATTGATTTATCTCAGGAAATGTTAAAAATAATTCCTTTTCATCTGGGGTTAAAATATTATCAGGTAAACCTTGTGCTGATCCCTCTTCGGCTAGCATTTGATCCCACCATTTATCTTTATCTTCACCTTTTTCAGCTAAAATAGATTGTAATACTTTATTTTTTCTAATAAAAGTACCTTTAGCACCATTAAAAGTATAAATATTAGCAGGTAAAGGTTCAATACCAGCACTAATACCACCACAAATAACTGAATTAGATACTGTTGGGGCAACTGCTAATAAATGAGTATTTCTCATACCTGTTCCCCTACACCATAAAGGTTCTCCATATTCCTGCGCTAAAGCCATAGATGCTTTTTCTGCTTTACCTCTAATATCATTAAATATATTATGGGTATGTGCTGTAGAAGCTATAGAGTTAAATGGTAAGCCTTTTTGTTGTAAAAATGAATGCCAACCCATTACACCTAAACCTAAAGCACGTCCCTTACGAGCATGGTTATAAGTTCTTTGTAATGAATCTTTACCAGCAGATTTATCAATGAATTCTTGCATTACACCATCTAAAAACCAAGTTGCTAATTCAACTGCATCTGTATCTTTCCACTCATCATATTTAGATAAATTCATAGATGATAAACAACAAATAAAACTATGTTCTTCATCTGTAAATAGTGTAATTTCAGAACATATATTAGTCATAGATACTTCTAAATTATTTAATCTATAAGCAATCGGATTATCTTTATTTACATTATCCTTATACATTATATAAGGTTCACCTGTTTCCATTCTTGATTTTAAAACTGTAGCCCATCTATTCATTGATTCAGGATCTCTAGCTTCTAATTTTCTCATAAATGAATCTCCTACAACTACACATTGGTGTAAGTTTAGACATTGTCTATTAGGATCACCTTTAGGTCTACGAATTTGTAAAAATTCATCTATATCTCCATGTTCAATATCTAAATTAACAGAAGCTGCTCCTCTTCTAACATTTCCTTGGTTAGTTGCGATTATTGATGAATCAAATATCTTAGCCCATGGTACTACACCTTCACTTTTACCATTTCCAGAGATTTCAGTTCCACGTTCTCTAATGCGATTTAACGAAATACCTACACCACCACCGGATGCTGTTAACTTCATTAGTTCCGCGTTAGTTAAACCGATTCCACGTATTGAATCAGGTGTATCAACACCAAAACATGAAATAGGTAAACCACGATCAGTTCCCATATTTGATAACACAGGTGATGCTAACCCTAACCAACCATTCCACATGATTTTAAAGAATTTGTTAGCTAATTCTGGTTTTTTTAATCTATTAGCTGAAGAATTAGCTACTCTTCTATATGCTTTTTTTACATCTTCTCCAGGTAATAAATAACCTTTAGAGATAGTTGCTAAAGAAATTTCATCCATCCACTCTGGATAGTTTTTACCTTTCTCCCAATTTGTATAATCTACCTGTAATGCGTTGTTTTCCATTTATATTATTTTATTACTTTTTTTTCTATTTTCTGATACTGTTAAGGGTTGGGAGTTAGACCAATGTATAGTTCCTCCTTTACTTAAGGGTAATATATGATCTACTTCCCAATAATCCCCATAATTCCCCCAATTCATTTCATCTGTAAATTGGTTTTGTAAATGATCCATAAACTTCTGTCTTGAACATCCTATAAGTTCTAATGTTTTTTGAGATTGAAATTCTTTTAACATTAATTTATATACTCTGTTTCTTAAATTAAAGATAATTCTATCCTGAGATGGGGCTTTGCGTTTATATTCCCTTTGATATTTACGAAGTTTATCATTATCTTTTCTCCACTCTTTTAAATATTCTTTTCTTTCAGATTTATGTTTTATATTATATTTTTTAGAATCTTCAATCCAACAAATTTTACATTTTGGTGAAAAATTATTTCTTGTTTTTCTCCAATAAAATTCTTCTACATTTTTAATTTTTTTACATTCAGTACATTTTTTGGTCTCCATACTTATAATTTTATTATAAATATAATGGAGGGCCAAATAGTTGACTAAAATAAATCATTTGCATCCCAGTTTTGGGCTCCTTTGGAATAATTAGTTACCCTTGTACTGAAGAAATCGGTGTGTTGTTTTCCACCTGAAAGGTTGTCAAACCATTTCATCCTTTGAATTGATTCTGGGTCAATTCCATTTACTATAGGTTCAAATCCTAGGTCACCCATTTTAGTATTGGTACGATGTTTGATAAAGGATACTAAATCATACTTTGAACACCCATCTAAATCTCCCATCTCAAATACTTTATCAATAAAGTCTAATTCAAGTTTTAGAGATAACTTTGCGGCTTTCTCAATATCTATCCTTAATTCTGGAGTGTTAAATTCTGGGTGTTCTTGCATTAGAGTCCTAAACAACCAGCATCCCGCTTCTGAGTGTAGTGACTCATCTCTAATACTCCATTCCACAATACTTCCTACCCCCTTCATTAGATTTCTCAATTTAAATGATAGTAAAACAGCAAATGAAGAAAATAAATTTACTCCTTCTGTAAATGCAGAAAACACAGCTAATGATTTAGCTCTTTCATGCCAATTAGGAGTACCATCATGAGAATCTCTTACAGTGGTTAAAGCTTCTATTTTAGCCATTGTTGCTTCATCTTCTAAGAATTCACTAAAATCATCTAAACCTAATTCTTCATTTAATAAAGAATAAGCTTCAGCATGTATTGTTTCAAATGCTCCAAAAGTAACCGCCATTTTAATTACTTCTGGTTTTCTAAACCATTTAGTAACTAAAGTTGACCAGTAATCATTTACTACAGTTTCAGTTTGAGCAAATCCTTTTAATATAGTTCCAATAATATTCTTTTCTGTTTCTGATAGGTTTTGTTTCCAATCATTAACATCAGACATCATGGGGACTTCTGTATGTAACCAGTGTGCTTGTTGTTGTTTTAACCAATAGTCAGATGCTGTTTGGTATTCAAAGGGTTTGTATACTATTCTTTCTTGTAGTAATGAAGTTTTTGCCATTTTTTATTTATTTATTTATTTTTATTAATTTAAGGATTTAATTCAAAAAATTTCTTTCGTAATAATTGTTTATCAAAATTATCTACATCAGTATCAAATTTATTAGAACGAGTTGTTGGAGCTAATGATTCAGATTCTTCACCTTCAAAATATTCATCTTTAACTGTAAAATGTCCAGTAGAAGTATCTGCTTCAATACCAAAGGTAAGCCCATCCATCCCATATCGATTTTTCATTAAATGGAATCTACCTGTATTATTAACTTTATCTTCTTTTTTACGTGAAAGAGACATGCAAAAATCAGTTATCATAATTTTATCATACGATCCTGCTGCTTTATCCCCCTGAATGACATTGTCATTTGCTCCTGCACGATTTACTTGAGAAACTGACCAAATTGGAATATCTAATTGTCTAGCTAATCCCTTAGTGCTTGTATAAATATCATCAATTTCGTCCTTACGCTCTCTGTTTTTCTTTCTTGATGAAAGAAGATCTACATAATCAATAATTACTAAATCTGGTTTAGATCCCATACTTGTTGCTTTCGCAATGTGTGATTCAATAGTTGAGATTGTTGCCTTTCCTGTTGGGTATTCTTTAATTATTAACTTTCCTGGTAGCTGAGGTATGATTTCTTCAATAGTTTCTCTATGTGAATCTACTTTATTAACTGGGATTTTAGTGAAAAAAGCGTCATATCTCTTTCCAACATAATCTTCCCCTAATTCTAGAGTATAGTGTAAAACATTATATCCTAATCTTACAGCATGTCCTCCTAAAGCAACTAATGACCAAGATTTACCACCTCCAGGATTACCAAAAATTAAACCAAAATCTCCATTTCCAAGTCCACCTTGTAATAAATCATTAATACGCGGCCAAGGAGTTGGGATTGTTTCTCTGGAATTTTCTCTATATCTAGATTCAATATCCTTAACATACTCATGTCCTATGTTTTTATCTTGTCCTGCTTTTAAAGCATTATCTACAATAAAACGAATACCATCAAAATCACCTGCTTTTAATAAATCTACAGATGACATTAGTGCTTTCTTTAATTGTTGGTTCTTACAGAAGTTTGTAAATTCTTCTTGTACATATTCTAAATCATCATCAGAAGTAACAAATGCTTGTTTTAATTGCTCTTTAATAGATATTTGTAACACTTCATTATCTACTTTTTGTAATTCAACTTTTAGAATATCTAATGAAGGAACTGTATGATATTTATCAAAATATTTAAGCACTTCTTTTATAGACCACTTAATAGCAGGATTTTCAAAATATTCATCTGAAATAATATCATGGATGTTAACTAAAAACTCTTTATGAGTTAATAAGGATGATAAGACCTGTATTTGGAATTTATGCCCGTAATTTTGAATGCTATTTAATGTCATTTATATAACTTTTATTTTAATATAACTAATCTTCTTTGTATTTCCAAATATATCCCCCAGAGGTTTTTGATATTCCTTTTAAAGCATTTGGAATTCCATTGTTACCTAAAGTTTTTCTAGCTTCTGTTATAGAGGAGAAGGTATTTACTATTTTATTAGTAATAGGATCAATTTGGAGTATTGATTTTCCCTTTTTAGGGGAACCAGTTTTTGCCTCACTAATTTTATCCCCCCAAGTAATATTACGAGATACACCTTTTTTAGCAGCACTAATTTTTGGATTTTTACCCATACCTTTATTTTTTCTTCCTATGCTCATTTTAAGTCTAGTTTCTTTATTATAAAATGAAGGACCACCCCCACCCTTGTTTTTATTCTTTAAAGAATATCCTAGTTTTTTATATTTTTGAACGTAAAATCTCTCCCAAAATACCCAATTGTTATCTTCAACTCTATCTATTTCTTTAATTTTTATATATTGGCCATAAGTTCTTTTATGCTCAGAAAATCTACGTTGAATATTTTTTGTTTTTCCCACATAAAAAGGAACATCACCTTCAGTTAAAATATATACACTAACCATATCTAATATTTTATTATACATATTAATAGGTATGGTATTTGTCGTAGAAAGTGTCAATCTTTATAACCTTTTTATTTTTCATAAGTTGGAAATAGAGCAAATATGTCTTTTAACCATGAATCTAAATTTCTAATCATCCCTCCTAATTTGTCTTCATTATAAAATGATACAAACATTTCAGGATTAAATTCAGGTAAATCTTCACTTATTAAATTATCTATGTGTTCTTTTCCTCTATCATCGATCATTGGAATGCTTAAATCCATAACTTTATAATTAGTTTCAATTCTAGCTTGTTCTTGAACGATACGTGAATATACGATATGGTCCTTGAATTTCCTAGCAGATATGTCGAAAATATCATCTAAGGTTAAATCTTGCGTTTTTAATTCAGGGAACTTTTTAAATATACCTTTAGCACCTAAACCCTTAACTCCTCTAATATTATCTGAATTATCACCTAATAAAACTTTATGTAAAATGAAATTATTAGGTTTTAAGCCAAATTTTTCTTCTACAGTTTTTGGAGTATAATATTCTTTCTCCATTGGTCTATATACAATAATCTTGTCTGTTACTAGCTGTAAGAAATCCTTATCACTAGATACTATAAAACAAGTTGAATCATGTTTTTCTACTAGTTTTTCAGCTAACACGGCTATAATGTCATCCGCTTCTACTTTATCGAGTATGGTGGTTTTAACAGGTAATAGCTTTAAATATTGTATTATACGTACTATTTGGTCAATTTTTGAGTCATGTTCTTCCTCAATATTATCAAATGCTTCCCAATTAGTAATTCTAGATAAATTCCTTGTTCCCTTATACTCGGAGAGCAGGTTCTTACGATTTACTGTTGAACCTGCCCCGTCGAATACTACATAAACAGAAGTTGGATTTGTTTGTCTAATCATAGCACCCAAAGAGCGAAAGAATCCTCCTAACCCTCCAATATGAACCCCATCTGGATTTACCATATTCATCATTGCAAAGTTTCTAAAAAATAGATTTAAACCATCTAAAATTAATACTCTATCGTGTCTATTTTGGGTAGGGATCTCCTGATCTTCCTGGATATCATCCAGAAGATTAAATAACTCTTTGTGTTTCATGTGTTTGTTTTATAAGTCTTGTACGTCGTAAAGTACAGGGGTTACGTCCTCTTGGTCTTCTACAATTTTGAATGTTCCACCACCTAAGATTTTAGTCCATTCATCTGAATGTGCTTTCTTATAAGCGTTTTTATCCTTATCTGTATCTTGGATAAAACCATGGTTTGTCATAACAATTTTACCTCTTGACTGCATACCATTAACGTGGTTTTTATCAATTTGTAAGTTTGTTCTTTTACCCCATTCTACTTGCTTACCACCTTTAATTGCTTTAATTTTAGATGTACCAGCATTAGAAACATTACCAAAAGTAACTACAAATGTTGCATCATACCACATTGCCATTCCACCTTTATTCATCATCTTTGGTTGTCCCATAGGTGATTCTGCTTTGGCGGTCCATACTTTATTAATACAAATTAAGGTATTAGTATAGGGTGATGATTCTTTACGAGACATTACAATACTTTGATTAACTGTATTACCAAATTGGGTTGACATTGCACCTGCATTCCATTCATTATTGTTCTTCAGTTTTTCAACTGACATTGCACAAGGAATTGATCCAATACTATCCCAGAAAAATGCTAAATCATAAGGTAGATTACCTTTTTTCTGTTCATTCTGTAGATCCATTATAAATGCTGCTACATCTTCAATGGTATGTAAAGTTTCTCTATCAACATAAATAAAATTACCTTCATAATCGATAACATTACCTTGATCATCTTTGATTAGTTTAACTTCTAATCCCATTTGAGCGGCATGTTCCCAATTCCATTTCATCTCAGTAATAATAAAAACAGGTAATATTCCCATTTTTTGTGCTGATACTGCTGCTTCAAGCAAAGCAGTTGTTTTTCCTGTATCGGAATGTCCTCTAAGTAATGAGATATGTCCCATTGGTACTCCAGGTACTCCAGCAATTTCTTGAAAAGCAGGTGATAATGGTATCCACTTTTGTTCCTTAAATTTGACATTTTTATCTAAACCTTTAGATGATTTAAATTTATTTAAGTCAAATTTGCTCTTAATCTCGGCGGACACTGCCGCCGAGAGAGACTTCGATGCTTTTCTTGCCATATTTAGAAAGGTAGATCATCAACTTTATTACCACTATTTGAATCATCAAACAATGAATCAAATTTGTCTACCTTACTTTGTTTAGCCTGATTAGTATCTAAACTAAAATTTGAAGGAGGTTTTGGAGTTGATACAACAGGTGTTGCAACAATTTCCTCAGAATCTTCTTCTGGTGATAACCATTTTTCTAATGCTGATTTCATCTCATCAAAACTAAAACGTTTAAATAAACCTTCTTTTGGGTTTGGTTGCTCATTTGTCCATTTTTCTACCAAACTAGCATCCTCACTAAGTGGTGATGTTTTTAAACGAACACGTACTGATGATTTATTATAAGGAGTACCAGTTGATTCTGGTCCTACTGTTTCAACTGTAAGGTCTCTACCATTTACAATATCAGTGTAATCTCCAATTTCATCATCAACAGCAAGTGCTAATAATTCTTCATATACTTGTTTACCAAATTGCCATAGTCTAGTACCTTTATCTTCTTCTCCACGTACTACTACAGGAACAAAAATACGGTTTTTAGCATCTAGTTTTTTAGCAAGTACATAGTTTTCTTTATTATACTCACCTTCACGTAGTTTTCCAGCGAATAGAGCAATTGGGTCTTTTTCTCCAAAATTAAGAGGTGAAATCATTACTTTATTAGTAATACCATAATAAAACTTCAACTCAGTAAATGGGTTAGAAGCATCATACGCTGATGGTACGATTCTAATTTGTTGTTTACCTACTGTAGGTCTCCAAAAAATTGTTGTGTAATCGGTCTTTTGACCACCCTGTGGTTTGGATTGGAGGGTATCCAATTTCTGCTTTAGTGCATTTAAATCCATAATGTAACTTATTTTTAATTATAACTGTTTATATGTAACTCTAATATACGAACTAAGGTTTGGGAAACCAAACTATACTTCGATTATTTTATATATTTTTGTATTTAATTGGTTTAAATCATTATGTTGTGTAAGTAAAACACAATTTCTATAATGTTGCCAATCTACTTTAAATTTAGTATCTACTACACCACCATTTAACTTTTTAATAAGTTCGTTAAGGGCATTAATGGTGTATAAGGTGTTAGATTCCTTTTTTCTATGTACCAAAATAGTATTATCTGGTATTGTGTGTACATTTCCTTGGTCTACATTATATGTAACCACATATTCATCTTTTCCTACAATTTCTAAAACAAACATTTTGTTATATATAATTGTATATTTTGACTGTATATTTTCGATAAGTGCATCTAACCCTTCTAGATCGGTAAAGGTGCAAAATAGTTTATTATTCAAATCTCCTGCGTTTTGGATGTTTTTTATAACATCATAATTCGCATTATACGTATTAGTATTATTCTGTAAAATTGTAGTCATAACCTTCTATTTCTTTAATGTTTAATTGGTATTTTTTAAATACATTTCTAATTTTTTCTAGTATGTTTTTCTCACTATCGTCTAAATCAAATAAAAACGAATCATAAGTATATAATACCAATTTTGTTTTGCAATTTCTTAGTATACAAAACATATCCCATAATATACGAACGTTCATTGACGTCTCCAAATTTTGTAATATATAATTAAATAATTTTTGTGGATTCATATTATCTAATTTTTCCTTTTCATACCTATATCCAGAAACCTCACATTCTACAAACCCGTCGCTTTCAAACTTATTCCAGAGATCTAATACGTATTTCTCGATTTTTTGAAAGAATTCCAAGCCTTTGTAATTGTCAAAAACGCCTCCATAGAGCTGTTTGAAGGTAAGTTCTTTCGATTTTTTATAATCCACTCCATATAAGGTTGCAAAATGAGCGTGAATATCAACATTGGCAAAATCATAACCAATAAGGCGAGCAGACAAGCTAGGATGGTAAGCGCTGATGTCAATTTCCACGAGCCTATTATTACGTGGTATAAAACTTTTTCTACATCCGTTTTCTTTATTAAGTGCGGCATAATTTACGTTTTTAAATTTATTTGAGGGTCTTGTTGTTGTTGTTTTTAAGTTGAACTGAGTGTAGACGTATTCACCATCAACGGGATGGAAGTATTCTTCGAAGGTTTTATTATGTATTCGTACTCCATTTCTCTCGATGGCGTTGAATACCACGGATACTCTACTGTTAAAGAACTCATCATATTTTGTTTTTTCTATGTTAATATTCGCTTTTAGATCTCTAAAAATCGTCTCACACAATTCGTAGTGTTTAACAATCGGTATAATTAGGTTTAACTCACGGTTATCTTTGTGTTTACGGTAGTATAAATCGTGTGTTTGTGTTGTAGGACGTATATACGTATGAGGTGGTGGTGTTATGTCGTAAAGAGTTTTGTTTGGAAAATAATGTAATATCTCCTTTTTATCTCTACAATATAATACTTCGAACTTATTTAGTAAATCGTTTATATGCGTGTTTAATACATTTAAACATTCACTATGTGCAATGCATACCATAAAGCCTTTGTTTGCTTCAATTGGTCTAATATACACCAAACTTACGTGATTTTGGGTAGGGTGTATCATATCATTATAAGGTATTACCTCAATGAAAGCCTTTTTATAACCACTATTTTTCAAAACATTTAACTGTTCCTCGTCTTCTACAAGCCAGTACATATAACCTTATTTTACTCTAATATACGAATGATATTGTTAATATCCAAATATATTTTAAGTTGGTTTTTTTATTATAAATTTAATATGTAAGCTCTTTTAGGAGTTTGATTTGAAGAATTGATCATATCTACCTTTGAAATATGATTTAAAACCTTGTAGTTTAAAATTCTTTTGTACCCTATTAATGGTTTTTAAATTAACATTATAAATCTCAGTTCTATCACCTGTTATTACCCATGGAAGTTGGAAAGCCTCATATAGAGTATATTGTACTGATGAATCTTTATTTAAAAATAAATTGTATTGAGATTTACTTATTTCTACATATTTAATTTCATTTATTTTAAATGCAAAGTACCTTTGTATTTCTCCTATACTATAATTATTTGAAGTAGGTAGAGGTTGGATCTGAATAGGGGGTTTTGGGACTGGTGTTGTATCATTTAAATTTATTCCTTTAGCCCAATAATATTCATCATCTATTATGTTATAGGAATTAGGAAATTCTTCTAATTCTGGGTTAAATGGTTGGAAATCGTTTAAATTAATTGAGGAAAGTTCTAAAGGTAAATTAGGTTTGTCATTTGGGTTTCTACCAGTAAATGCTTTTCCATCACCTGTTTTAAAATAAGATCCAGAATATACTTTGTTAGTGCCTAGATGTACATATTCATCACCAATGGTGAATAAATTTGTTTTTATTTGTGATTTTGGATAATACATTATACGTAATTTGTGTTTTTAGTATTCCACTGTGATTGAGGTAACCCCTCATTATCTTTTTTAGCATTTGCTATAGAAGCGTCTGTAACACGAGTTACATCGAAATGAACACAGTCTACATAATTATTAAAATCACCTCCCCATCTCATGCCTAGTGATTTTGCAATCGCAGGAATACCAGATTCTATCCAAGGTTTTCTATCTTTTTTTAAATAAACATTACCATTAGTATCTTTAACATTCATATCTATAGCATAAGCATAGTTATGAGGTGAATACCCCGGAGTTGCATTATTTGAGTTTTGAGCCTTTAATTCAATAGATCGTTGATATGTACGGTAAGTAGCATTTATTATTAAAGTATACCCAGGATATTTTTCATCTAATTCATTAAGAAATTTTTTCCAAGTATCTTGAGTATTAATATTTAATTCACCTACTAACCAATCTATACCTTGATATTTTTGATATGTTCTAGCATCAAAAGGAGACCCTGCTACCGTTCTATTATCTAAAATTTTCAATTTTTCATTAGGATCTTTAGGTGGAATAGGACCTTTAACTTCTATAGGACCTTTAGTTTGTGTTGTTTCTCTTTTCTTAAAATGAGAAGGTTTTAGTGATGGAGGTTGGTCTGTAAGACTAGTTGATATTGTTTTTATATTTGTTTCCCATAAATTACCCTTTACAGAATGGTTAATTCCACGGATAACAAATTTAAGAGCTTTAGGGTAAGCAGGTGGTAGAAATCTTTGGTTTATACTTATTTTATTATAAATTTTCATACCACTTAATCCTTCTGTAGTTAAGTCTAATTCTACAGGAATAAAACCACTTAAACTAGATTGAACCCCAGATTCTGTAAATTCAGCAACATTTATATTATTTATATAAGTTTTAAAACTATTAATACCACGATTAACAAACCCAGAATCCTCTATTGATTTATACCATAAAGCATTACTAGCATATATTGTAACTTTTTGACCATTTCTAGAGGAAAGACCAGTATCTCCACCAAAAGCAGAAATTATATAAGATTTATATTCTTCTCCTGGAAGGATATTTAAATTTTCTAAAACTGTTTCACTATCTACAAGTGTTGGATCGATTATTTTTCTATTTGGGAATTTCTTTTTGTCTGATCTTTGGATTGCTTGTACTTTTGAGACTACCTCATCTAATAATTTTTTATTATTTGCATCTTGTTCCCAATCCCCGGTAAGTTCATCATTATCCCAACCAAGATCATCAATATTAGTATTTTGCCATTCCCAATCATAATTTAAAGTACCAAGTGAAACAAATCCATCTTGATCTATTGTACTTTTATCACCCTTTGTAGACATATCTTGTTTAAAAAGAGTTATTATTTCAGATGGAGAACTAACACCTTCTTCTGGGGATTTTTTACTACCAATGTATTCATTTGTACTAGGGTCATTTTCTACTTCTTCGGATTTTTCTTCAAATCTATTTACAAGACCATCATTCCAATTGTTAAAAGGGATTGATGCAGCATCACCATTAGCAGTAGCACCCAAAGAAATCATAGACATTAAATCAGGGGTTATTTTAGTATTGAAAGAAAAATCTTTAACAAAATTAGATTCTCCTTTACTACTATAACCTAATATCTCAATAGGGGCTGTATCTTGAAAAGGTTTTAATCCGTCTAATCCTTTAATAGGGTTTTGTTCTAAAAAATATATAACATTATCATCTTTTACAGCAGGTTCTATATTAGTAGTACCACCTGTACATTTATTAATACCATTACATATACCTTGAAGATATTGAAATAAACTTAAATCACCTTTACCATCAAGATTACTATCTAGTTCTGATTGAAGGAAATTAATGTTCATATAAATGTTCATTAGTTTACCATATGTAACTTTATTAACTGGATCCCAGACTACAAAAGGTCTAGTACCTTTAGATTGTGCCCCATTATAACTTACATCTTCTGTAAGAGGTGTTCTAAAATAAGAAAAATTAGAAAATTCTTCAGTAAATTTAAAATCAAAAATACATATTCCTGGATCTAAAGGGATTAGATTAAATATATAATTACATCTATTAGTTTCAGCTCCAGTATCAATAGTAACTTGTTTAAATTTAGGGGTGTTACCATTTGTAATATCTCTAAATATTTTTTCTTGAAGGTTTTCTAAAAAATCTCCTAATCTTATATAATACCTTTGAGTTTGGGGTACACCATTAAGGTATTGATTTTTTTTAGCAGAAACATCTAGATTAAAATAATTATCATTTGTAGGAAAATTTAAAATAGTTTGACCTAACCATTGTGATATCACATTTGATCCTATATTATTAATAAGGGAATTATCATAGCTACCATCATCATTTTTATCAACATCAAATTTATCTGCTAATTCTTCTTGAATGTAGGGAATTGATGCTGTGGTAATTTCTACAGCAGGTTTTCTAACATTTATAGATTCTATAACACTACCTAAAGTTATTAAATCTACTTTTATATCATAACTACCATCTTTATTTACTTTCCAAGAAAAATTAGATACTTTTCCAAAAAAACCATCATAATTACCTTGAGTTTTTTTTCTTATAGTATCTATTTTTTTCAACATTGATTGTTGAGTAAAAGTATTTTCCTTAAACCAGCTTTCCTCAATAATAGTTGAACCCATTTGTTCTATAGTTACATTAGGAGGAGTATTAGGAGAATCTTTTATTTTTTCAATATTAGAAACATATTTGTCCCAACCCCATTCTAATATCATAATATACCCTAATCTTAGATAAACTAATTCTACTAAATTAAATTGAAATTTATTATAAACTTTAATATTTACTGATGCTTTTCTGATAGATCCTCTATTTAAGGATTCAACTGTAAAATCAGTTATACCCCCCACAGGTTGTAAACCTTGAGAATTACCTCCTAAACCACCGTACATTTTATCTATACTATTTGATAATAGATTGTCTTTTCTTACACCACTTCTTGAAAGATAGGGTTGTGGTAAATTAGTATCATAATCATTTATAGATTGGATTGTATTAAATAATACTAGATTTTTTGCTAAACCAGTACCTTTTAAATTTTCAATATCTGTGCTTTTAGTTGTTTGATCAGAAGCTTGAGAAAAAATATCCTTTAATTTTTCTTTTCCTTTCTCTCCTTCTATAGAAACACCAGATGCCATTTTTATCCAAGAATTTCTATTGTTTAAATAATTTAATACTAAAGGGTTACGGTTAATTGATTCAGAATTATAACCAGCACCATGCATTTTTTGCCTGCTGTCTATTTGTTCTAATATTCTAGGACTAATTGGTTCTCCTATTAAATTTCCCATAACTATTTAGAGTTTAATTGGTCGTAATCTAATAAAATTTGTGCTATATTCCTAGGAATTCTAATTTGAACTCCTAAAGGAGGATACATTGTATTTTGTGGTAATTGAGGGTTAGCTATTGAGATAATCCACCATAAACTAGGATCACCAAAGTTATTTTGAGCGAGTATATCAAATCTATCACCTATATCAGTATAAACATAAACATCATCAAAACTTAAAGGAATATTAGGATATTTTGTAGTAGACTTATAATTTTTTCCACCTACAGTTTTTCTATCTCTTATATTTATATACCTTCCCATATTTTTTTATATTATTATATTGTAACACCATCTCCATTTTTAGTGTAGTTTTGAGTAAAACCATTACTTAAAGCAATATATCTTTCAGACCCAAATGTTACTAAATCTCCTTGAGTGCTTGTTCCTTCTTGGTTTGTCTCTGCAAAAATGTTCTTTTGTACTTGTGGAACAAAATTATGAATAGGTACAAAATTAAAACCTGATACTTTAATTATGAAAGGTAATTCTTTTACACTTTTGTCTGATCTATTTTCATTAAATCCTGCTCCAGGGATTGAAGAATCATTAATACCAATTTCCCATGGTGATTCTTGAGGAACTGAGAATGAAATTCCTTTCATTATACCCACCTGATTAAATAAATAACCACCTATAGTTAATTCTATTAAATTACCTCTCATATACCCATCTGATGAATAATCAGGAGCGCATACTGATGCTAAATAATTTAATTTTTGGTACATGGGCATTAATTCTTGTTTAGATTGGGCAGCAACAGTCCAAGATAAATTAACATTTCTTTCAAACCCTTGGTAATTATAAAGTGATTCAGCTCTTCCCATAAAGTTTTGTGAGCCCCAATCAGCACTATAATTATCATCCATAGAGTCTATAAAAGCTCTAAAATGGATATATGTTTTTAAAGAAGGATCGTTATTATCTATTACCCCTATTCTAAATTTACATAAATCATTTATTTCTTTTGATGTATCAACATTATCTGATTTATATATTTGTAGAGCGTTTATTTTGTCTAAAGCTTCACCCCTGCCTGTTACATAACTAGTTCTTGCAAATTTTCTACCTGGGGATCCTTGGTTAACTCTACCATCTAATCTTTGATTTATATCATTATAATCTATGGATTCCGGAGAATTAGATTTAGTGTTTTTTCTAAAATCTTGTAAGATAGCATTATCTACAGACCCAGAATTACCTGCAACCATTAATTGGTTATAATCTAAAGTGTTTTCTAGACCATTAACATTTGCTTGATTAGATTTAAAAGAACCAGTTTGAAATACATTTGTTGAAAAATCTTGTAATACGTTTGTATTATTTACTTGAGTATATTTTCCTTGGAAAAGATCTACACCACCCATTGACTGATAAACAGTACTTAAAGTTTTACCAAATATTTTTGCTGCTTGGTAATACACTGAAGGTCTAGCAAAAACTGAATAGTCTTCTCTTCCATAATTAAGGGTTGATGCACCAGAACCAAAAGTACCAAATGAAGGAGTTGGAGTAGTATCTTGTCCAAATAGCCCTGTACCAAATGTAGGTTTTGGAATTGGTTTTGTTGTTTTATTACTAGTACTAAAGAAACGATCAGTTGTTGATTTATCTCCTGCTAAATTAGGATTATTTCTTCCCGTTCTATTTTTTGATATAGAAACCCTTGTTTTACCTACTCCTAATGTAGATCCTGGACCTCCTGAGTATGAATAAAGTTCTGTTGCTTCTTGTACTACATATCTACCAGGGTTATCTGGTTTGCGTACTCCATCTTTTATAAAGGAATTAGTAAATTGAATTAATCTACTAGTACCTGGTTCAGTAGAGTTTTGTCTTTCGTTTTGAGCTAATGTATTTAGATAGATAGGTTGAGATAATGGAAGGGATCCTCCAAAACCTGTTGATAAAGAATTACCATTAGCTACATCATTTGTACTGGCAAATGGGTTGATTCCTTGTTTAAGTAAATGTCCACCTAATGGGTTAACCGCAGCCTGTGCTAATGTAGATGTTGGTAGGTAAATACCGTTATTTAGAGGTAATTTATTAGGATTTCCTATTATACTATTAGATTCACCCTGGGCTTTAACATTAACTCCACTTCTAGAAAGTGCATTTTGTTTGACAGTAAATAAAAGTCCATTTGGAGATTTAAAATCAAACATCATTTGAGTTAACCTAGAAACATCCCTTACCACTGCTCCTGGTAGTAAAGATCCTCCTCTTAATAGAAAATCTTCATCACCAAAACCTGGTCCTTCTCCATTGGGTATAGAGGTGGTAACGTAAGGTTGGTTGCTTGAACCTTGATCACGTCTATCACTCCCATACCTTAAAGATTTTAGGTTGGTTGTTAGGTTAACTAATGGCATAGATTACTGTACGTTTCCTGTTGTATCTACTGCTCTTGGTGTTTCTGAAACAAAATCAATATATGTTCCTTTTGAGAACGTATTATTAACTGGGATTGTTCCTGCATTTTTTAATGGTGCAGAAGGTTGGTTACCAGTTAATGGTGTTAATTGAGATCCTTCAGTTTCAAACTTTTTAAGTAAAGGCATAATTTTAATTTTTAAGGTTAATTATTATTTTATTATAAATATTAGTTTTATTTAAGGAATAAACTTTATTGAACAGAATAAGCGTATTTTCCAACAGCGGTACCTAAATCATCTCCATTCATTTGAATTACAGGATCGGGTCTGTTAATGGCTTTTTCTAATAATTTTTCCATTTTAGAATTATCCTGTTTTACTATTGTTGTTTGTGGTTGTGATGTTGTATTTGAGTTTCCTCCAAATAAGTCAGTACCCGCTATAACTGTATCTTTATTGTTTAATGCTATTGCTCCTTCAGGACCCATTAATGTTCTAGAACCATAACCACTTGAAGCACCTGGGGACATTAAATCATCTGCTTTGCTATAAAAAGAATAACCTAAAGCTAAGGCAGATGCTGCACCCGCTACACCTAAAATAGGACCAATAAATGGAATTGCGGATAGTGAAGAGAAAGCTCTCATTGCCATTTGTGCTATATCAGCTAATAACCCTGATTTTTTAATTGCATTTCCAACAGTTGAAATAGCATTACCAATTGTTGCTGCCGCATTACGGGCTAAATCTAAAGTATATCCTGCTTTTTCTATGATAAAATCTTTTGCTCTTATAGCACTTCTTTTTAAGTAAATACCAACACTTTTTAATAAAGACACATTTCCTAATTTTTTCTGGAAGTTTTCTTTTATTGTTGTTATTAATCCTTTTTCAGCTAATATATTTTGCATTCCTTTACTAGAAATTATTCCCTTATCATGGATTTGAGATATTTTTTTCTGGACATTTACTTGTTGTTCAGTAATAAGTCCTGCTTTGGAAGCAATATTTGTTAAAACTTGGTTTCTATATACATTATTACCTAAAAATTGAAGAGTTTTATAAACTGCTGCTATACTTCCTAATACTTTTAAGAAAGTCATAGATTCAGAGATTAAACTAGCCATATAACCTACGGCATCAGCTAGGGGTTCAATTATAGGTAACATAGCATTTGCAACTTGAACAAATAATTCTTTTGCTTTATTAAGAGAAGCATTAAATCTATCTTGTATAGATTCCGCGTGTAGAGCATCTGCTAATTTTTTATCTCCTAATTTTGCTGCTATTTGATCCTGTGATAAACCTTCTTTAACTAATCTATTGTATGCTTCCTTTGTACTTGCATCTTGACCTCCTAGTTTAGTTAATATTTCTTGGGTTTGTAAAGTTTTTGCTAAATCTTCTCTATTCATTCCTACAGCTTTAGCTAATGCTTCTTGCTGTATTCTATTCATAGCAGTAAATTCAGCTGCTGATCCTGCTTGTTTAGCTATTTCTTCTGCTACAGTTGCTAAGTCATTATTTAATGCTGCTTGTCTAGCTTTTTCTAAATTAATATTTTTACCTAATAATAATTCTGCTTCTAATTCATTTGTTATAGAAGATTCAAAATCCATTAAACTACCTGCTATACCATCAACAGCACTTAACTCCATACCAAATTGCTTAGCGGTTTGAACTGCTTTAGCTAATTCAATAGGGTTATTAGCCATACTTAATTGGATACTACTAGATAACTTTGCTACTTCTTTTAATATTTCTTTTTCTGTAATTGCAGTACCATTAGCAGCATTCATAGCTACTGATTGGCCTAATACATTAGATGCTATTTCTTTTGATGTCTTACCCGTTAGTAAACCAAGTTTAGCAATTTCTCCACTCGTTTCGGCACTTAATCCTAATTGGTGTGTTAACTGCGTTTGAGTTTGTAACATCTCAGCAGTAAACATTGCATTAGTTCCAAGAATTTTAGATAATTCTATTTGGGATTTTGCAACTCCTTGGGTAGTAACAAAAATACTATTAGAATCTTGTGCAATTTGGGAGAATTCTTTATTCATCCCTTGTGCTTCATGATAACTTACCCCTAATTGTTGGGCAACATCTTTTGTAGTTTTATCTAGACCTTTAAAAGCATTAAATATACCTAAAACTGCTATTTCAAATAATCTAAGGGGAGTTAAAGTTTTTAAAATATTTCCTGAGAGTATTTTTGATAATGTGCCACTTTTATCTAATTTATCAGCTAAACCACCAGCATTTTCTCGGATTAATTGAAAAAAACCTTTTTGCTTTTGTAAAATATCATTTGCCTTAGTATATTCGTTTACCTTTTCTTGTTGTTTATCTAATTCAGCTGATTGTAAGACAAAAAATTCTTGTTGTTGTTTTGTAATATCATTACCTAAAGCCTTTCTTTTAACTTGTAATCTAAGTCGATTAGAATCTATTTTTTCTTGTGCTTTAGCTAAATCTTTTTGGGTAAGAGTATCACTTTTTAACTTAGCATACAAATCAATTAATTCATCTGTATTTTTTACACTTTGTTTTAGATCAGCAGCTAAACCTCTTTGAAATGTTTTACTAGCAATTTCAAAGGCACTATTCATATTACCTGCCTCATCAACCGCTTGTTCAAAAGAATTAATTAATTTATCACCCAAAGAGGTAATAGCATCATACATAAATGCTAACTCCTGTTTTAAGTCTTGTGCTTCTTTTTTAGCTTTTCCGTCTCCGAGTGCCATATAAAGTTATTTTATTATAAATATGAAAAAGAGTAACTATTTATAGCTACTCTTTCCTTCATATGCTTTAGATGCTTGTTTAAATTGAGGGGCATTTACTTTACCTTCAGAATTTACTAATGAAGTTTTACCAGCGCTCATTTCATTATTTTCTGCAGCGGCTTTTGCTTCGTAAAAGTCATTAATTTCCTTAAATGTAAATTTACGTAGCCAAATAGGCATATTATAAATAGTATTGTAATCGTATCCACCTTTACCATGAAAAACTATTTCATGGATTTGTTTAAATATATTTAATCTAATTTGAGGAGCTGTCTCCGAAGTCAGGCCAAAAAAAGTTAAGCCCAATGGGCACAACTACCTCCTCTCCTGAATCTAAGGTTACATTAAGATCTACGTCGGGGGAAGTTAAAGTTAAGTGTTGTCTAAAGGCTCTAGCATCTCGAGCTAAAAAGTAATTATCAACAAATTCTCTAATATCTTTTTTTTCAGTTTCTCCATCAACCGAAGTAAGGGTATATTTTAATCGAGTAGAAGCTTCATAAGAAGCATTTTTATTAATCTTTTTTAAACCTTTTAATTCTCTTTCAATTTTAGATTCATCATGACCTGTTAATAATTTGTAAGTAATTTTAGTACCGCTATGTGGTAGGGTAAAAGCAAATTCATTTTTATCCTCAATCATAGAAGAGCTATCAAATTCTTTATTTTCTAATTCCGATAAATCTATAGTTTCTGTTTTTCCATTTACTATAGTTTTATACTCTGATCCATACCCTAAAATACGGGTAGCAATTAGGATAGCATTTTTATCACCTATAACTAAATCTTTTAAATCTATTTTAGATACAATTACAGATTCTAATAATTTGTCTAATACATTACCTTTTTCAATAAATGACTGATTAGATAAAATATCTTCTTCTTTAGCAGTCATATATTTGATTTCTACTTTACCACTAGAAAGGGGATTGTCTTTAGGATATAATAATCCTTTAGAGGGTAATTCTATTTCTTCTGTTGGGAATTTAAATTCGGCCATAATCTTTATTTGGTTAAAACGTTTTTATCAGTTATAAATATACAATATAAAAAAAAGCTTGCCCAAGGGCAAGCAATTTTCTAAATTAGGGGTGAGTAAAATTTTTAGAAATTTAATACACAGTAATCTGGTTGAACTGTCATTGTAATTTCTTGAGCAGCATTTTCAGTATCCCAGTTATAATCTCCAAATGAAGCTTCTGTAATCATTGCTCCTTTGATGATCCATTCTGATACAACATCACCTACAGGTCCTAGTACATTGATTGTAAGATCTTTCTTATAGAAATCACTATAACCATCTCTACCAGTTACTGATTCATGGTGTAATCTAACCCATTCCATTACTGATTGTGCACCAGATGGTGTAATTGGATCAAATAGTGTAAACTGAATAGTTCCCCAAGTTGTTTTACCTTTTACAAAACGTTGAAC